CCTTCTTGCCGTGCTAAGTCGATTTCGGCTTCCACCTTCTCGAACTCCCACGGTTTAAGTCTGGCGATGTCAGAACCTTTCCAAACTTTCTTGTTTGCATTTGCGTCAGTAGTAATTTCTTTTGCTTTAGTAGATTTTACTGCTTCAGCCGCACTCTTTTTAGTTTTTCTTGGCTCTTTTGTCATACCAACATCGGCTTTATATAGATCTAATACTCTACTTGCCCACCTTGCGTCTTTGTTGTTTTTATATATGCCATCAGATATCGATTTTGGCTGTTCATCTAACCATTGTAAAAACTTCTCATCAGTCTTGATTTCTTGAAAATCAGGATGTAATGTAGTAAGTTCTTTATAAGCGTTCTGAACAATTAAATCTTCTTCTCGCTTTTTAAGAGAGTCAATCTCACCACGAAGATCACCTGCTCTTTGTTCTGCTTGCATAGATGCAACAGACTCAACAACTTTGTACACATCAGGATACTTTTGTCTAAACTCCGTTATTTCTTCAGGAGTCGTTGGTACTTGTACACCAGTATCCGAAACTTTGTTAGCAGCTTCCAAAGCATCACGCTCTGTTTTCCACTCTTCTAGTTTCTTGTCATAATGTCTTTTCAGATCATCATAACGTTTTTTGTAGACAGTTCCATCTTCTTCTTTTGTATCCACAAAACTATTACCTTTTGGAGTGGCTTCTTCTGAAGTGTCCGTTTCAGTCTGTTCTGCTTCCTGCTCTGTCTGTTGTTCCTCCTCATCATCTTTGTAAACATCTTCACGATACTTACCTCGATACAGATTAGGTTCATTTATAGTGCCAAAAGAATCATTTGGTTTATTAGCTCTTACGCCTTTTACTTGTTTTGCCATAGTTTTTTACCTCATCTTGCAGTGCCACTGGCTGTGGGTAGCTGCTTCGGTCTGTCAGGGCCACGTGTGTGGGTAGCTGACGAAATCTTTTTTATCACACTCGCATAGGAGGTGCTAAAAATGATCCTGTATCAGGTTTCTCCTGAATACTTTTTGGTTTTAATTTAGGGGGTGGTTGTTTGCTCCCTAACCATTTCAATGCTTTTTCTGCTCTTTCTTGTTCGTAGTTTTTAGGATTATTAATTCTACCTATTATACCCTTTTTAAGAGCGTTAGTTATACTATTTGTTCTGTCATATATACTCATGAAAGTAGTGTACGGATTTTTTTCTCTTGTCAATGCACCTAGATGATATGCAGAATATAGTACAGCTTTATCTAATGGGTTTACTTTTTTGTAATTAGGAAATCTTTTCTCAAATTGATTATATTTAGTGTTTAAAACTATTTTATTTACTTCATCAAGCTCATCGTCTGTTAACATAAAATTAGGATCTAGTTTAACTTGTTTGCCTATCTTTCCTGAGAATGGTAGTAATTTATTAAATAGAGCGTCAGAAAAGTTAAAATTACGTAAATCTTGTTCGTTGTGCTTTCCTATATCAAAACCTATCCCTACAGTGAATCCACTTGTATCTGTTGGCACGTTTCCTTTTCTTGGATCTATCTTAGGACTCACCTCTAACAAGTTTAATAAATCGTAAGCTTCTGACCTATCTTTTGTTAATTCAAGATTTACTTTTCTATCGTTAATAAGATTTCTAAAATTATCATACTTTTTTACATCAGCAGGTCTTTTTTCTACACCTTTTGATTCTATTTTTTCTCGCTCTTTTGAAATTAAGCCTTCAGGTTTTTTCATGGGTGTGGGTGGAAAGTCTTTTTCTGTTTTCTCTCGTGGAGATAAAAATCCTTTTATCTTATCACCTAACTCATCAACAACAAATCTACCTAAGTCTTGTAGAAAGTTACCTTCATCTTCACCCATGATGTTAGACTTATCAACAACATCACCTTCTGCTTTTCTTACAAATCCACCACGATTTGCTTGTCTTTGTGATTCTTGTTGTCTGCGTTCTACTTCACGCTTACCACGATTATTTATTTTTTCTAATTTGTCATAGCCTATTTCTTCTGCTATAACTTTTGGTATGTAAACTTCGTTTCTAGAAACAGCGAGTTGTACACTGTTCTTTACTGGTATTTTAGGATTTCCATACTGAATGTCAACCCCTTTTTCTTTTAAACTGTTGATTGCTTCAAGAATCATGTCTACAATGTCTTGTCTACCTGCAAACTCTGCAGCAGGTGCATTGATTATAAAATCACCTTCTTCTGCTTCCATCGGTATGTCGTCTGCTATAGTTTGCTGATCTGTAGCATTTTGTTGTGGTGCAATAAATCCTGCACCTTGTACGATCTGTGATACAGGTTTTACAGTTGTGCCACCTTCTTGTTTACCTATGCGACCACCTTCTGCTGTAGCAAATCCTCCACCACCACCAAATCCTGTGTCTCCCATAGAACTAGCATCAGCACCATCAAAACTATCTCCACCATCATCAGACTGATCATAAAATGGATCAGGTGCAAAACTGCCCACTGGTGATGACACTACACTAGGATTATAATCAGCATCTTCTTCAGGTGGATCATAAAAATCTGGTATTTCACCCTCACTATAAACATCAGTGTCTGGCGTTTCACTAAATGCAAAATCACCTCCGGGGCCACTATATTTAACTCCACCACCACCTAATTCAGTTTCTAATACATTAGTTATGTCAACTTCAGGTATGGGTGCTGTTCCAAATACTGGATCAGGAGCAGGGGGTGGATCGGTGTTTATATAGTCATCCCCATATATATCACTAAATGGATTAGCAAAAGTTGTTAAAAATTCTGTAGTATTTGGAGTAGACGTTATCTGTCCTGTATTTATTTTATTTAGTATATCCTGTGCTTGATCAGGAGTCAAATCTTTAGCTTGTGCAATGTTTCCTCTTAATCCACTAAAGCCAATTCCACCAGTTCCTGTAGTTACTAACTCATCCATGCCTTTAACGAAACCTGCACCACTTGTGGTATAATTTATATTACCTTGAGCATCTATAGCAACACCTGTGACTTCTCCTGTTCTACCAAAACCTAAATCAACTTCTCCAGTGTTCTCATCATACAATCCAATTCTTTCTCTTTGAGGATCAACTATTCTTTCAGGATCAATGTTGGCAGGGCCGAAAGTAGTTATTCTTTGTGCAACAAACGGACTTACTAAACGATTCTTAGACACGTAACTAATAGCATCTTGTATATTGTTAAATACTTTTCCATCAGGTGTGGCAAACGGACCTGTTGCCATAGAATCTGCATACGTTCCGACTGAGGTTTTTGATATACCTAACGCATCCATAAAAGCAGTTCGATTTTCACTTTGTTGTATTCCTTTTCCAAACATAGGAGACGTGGTTAAATCTATAACGTTTCCTGTTGATAAATCTTGTATTTGAACTGCACCATATCCTTGCATACCCACTGCTGCAGCTTCAGCATCTCTATCTTGACGTTCTACAAACTTCTCGCCCATTTCACCTGTTAAAGAACCCAGACCCGGAACAGGACTAAACAAGGTTGCTGCGTCTAATACACCTCCGACTGCAGGAACTTTTGTAGCTACCACGTCTCCTGACACTGGACTTACGTCAGTAATTGTTTGTGATGGACCTGATACAAAAACTTCGTAGAGTCTATCACCGACTCTTTCAATAAAACTTCGTTGTTCATTACCATTAGCATCTACAGTTGAGCTTGTTTCTATTGTATCAACACCGTACGCAGATTTTCTAAGTTCAATAGCTTCTAGTAAATCAGCTTCACTTAAATCATAATCAAAAGTAGTTGCGTCTTTACCACCAACATTGGTAAGAAAATCTGATCCACTATCAATGGCAGATGTAACAGTTCCTGCATCGTCTGATACAGTTTGCCTAAGTGACCCACCTGAACCTGTAGTTGTATACTGCCGACTAGGTAAATCACCTACGTTACTTTTTATACCTCTCATCTCATTAGATATAGCCGTTGGCACTTCGTATGTTTTGCCTGACGAATCTCTAAAACCCATTGATCCATCTGGTAGAAAAACTACTTTGGCATCTGGTGGGATGAGACTTAAAAACTCCTCTGCACTTTTAGCTCTTTTGAATAGATCTATTTCAGGTTCTAATCTTTGAGATGTTTCTTTAAATGGAGGTATCGACATTAATTACTCTTGTTGTTCTTGAGGGATAGGATTGTTTCCAGTAAAGCCGCTTTCCCCTGCAACTGGCGTAGCTCCAACTCCGATGTCGCCTGCACCAACCCCCTGAACACTACCGTCTGTTGGTGCTTGACCCATTCCTCCAGAGCCTGCCATGCTGTTGGGTTGTTGATCAGGGGTTTGAGTCTGCTGTAATTCATTTAGACCTCTTAATATTTCAGCAAATACTTTTGCTTGGTTCTCATCATTCACGAGACTGTCAGGATCTATGTCTTGTGCTATTGCTAACTCTCTAATTAAATTAGGTATCTTAACAAAAGGTGCAAGCATAGGATTAGTTGCAGTTTGTAATAACGCTGTAAGACGTTGACTACGTACTTCTTTTTGCATAACTGCCGCAGTGCCACGTGGTTTGATTTCTAAATCCCCTATGATATCAGGGGAATTGTCGTTGAATTGCATATTCCACTGAAAGTATGCTTCTCCTAAAGGCTTGAGAAGATAGTCGTCTATATTTTTTATTACTGTTTTCATGGACAGATTTGCACCACCCATCAACATTGATAGTCCTGCAGCCGTTCTACCTGTACCACTAACACCTGTTTGTCCGTGCATTATAGATGGTATACCTGTTTCTTCGTCTGCAAGTTGTCGTGATAGCTGATACATCTGAATGTTTTCAGGTGCAGTATTTGGAAACTTTAGTCCGTTGATTGCTGTACCAGTCACACCAGACTGTCGTCTGAATATCTTACCGGGGAATATATCCATGTTTTGACCGGGTACTAAGCTTGCTTCATCTACATCAAATACAAGATTACCTGCAAGTGCTAAGTTATCTATAGCCATTCTCATATGACCGTTCATCAACAACTGTGCATCTTCCATGTTTTCTGGAACACCAGTTCCAAATATCTGATATGGATTTATTTCATATGGCACTACATGAAATGGTATTCTTGCAGGTGTAAATGGATTAAGAACAAATCTTATAACTTCATTACCACACACCCAAACGTTTACCTGTAGTTGATCCATACTGCTTATGTCTTGATCTATAAGACCACCTGCACCATCGATAAAAGATTTATCCATGATACCCCAGTATTCTAATACTTCATATCTGTTTTTATTATAGTTTGGTTCTGTTTCGTCATCACGAATAGTATCTTCGTAATACTTATCTTCATAGTTAGGACCTAGTGCTATCACATTATCAATTGCTTCTATGTTGAAGTAGGGATAGTTAGCTAAGTTACGTAACTGTTGCCTGTTCATTCTGTGTCGTTGAATAACGTATTCACAATCTTCAGACTTCACAGCCGATGGATCTGGAAAGAAATCCCAACAAGATACTGCTTCTATTTCAGGACACAACACTTCACTAGGAGTGTATGTTCTTTCCCCCATGTCATTTTTAGTCCATCTGTGTATGCGTTTATTTTTTAGCATAGGACCTTTGACGACACCAGTTCCAAGAAGTATCTGTTCAAACAAAGCTGTTCGTAACACGTTCACTGCACCTGTGTCGGTAAGTTGATCGTGTATTTCTTTCTCCATGTTCAACGCTGCTTCTTGAGCAGGACTTATCTGAGGTTCACCTATTTTTGCAGGACCTTCTGCAAGAGGTGTTCCCTCGTATTTATCTTGTAAACCACCTAAGAAGTCCATAGATCCGGGTTGAATTTGTCTACCATCCCCCGGAAATCCATACGGATCTAAAGGTTGTTCTGCCTGATCTAACGGTGTTTGCATGTGAGCAAACTCTGCTATGCCTTCAGGAACAGGTGTAGACTCTACCACAATCGGAAACTTTTTATTTGCAAAAAGAATGTCGGTTATCTGACCAAACGCTGCAAGAACTTTTGTTTTTGTTATTCTTAAAAATACTCGTGAACGTTCTGAGTCTCTGTATTGTGTAGTTGAATCGTAGATACCTCTGAAGTTTTTGTAAGCTTTAAGCCAACGTTGTTCGTGAGTGTATCTGCCATCCTCTGCACTTTGAAACTTGTCTTTCACATAGCCAACTATACCTTTCAGTTCCTCTTGAGGATCTTCTACTGGTGCTATGGTATCGTCAGGTGGTTGCAAGAAATTATCAGCCATTGATATATACCTTAATTAGAAGTAGTTTCTATCTTCAGCCATTGTATTAAAAGAAGCTTCCACTGTAGGTTTGCTTTGCTTCTTTGGCATATCTTGTGTCAGCACATCTGGATTAGTCTCTGTTGTAAACTCAAGACCTTCTCTGTATAATTTATCAGAACCTTGAGCATCATCAACTGATACTTTGTCTGAACCCATGATGTAGGCTGCACCTTGATTAAGATTTTCTGCCATTGCTATCTCCCTTGTTGTAACATTTGCATTTGTTCTTCCAACGTAAGTTGGCTCTTTCTTTCAGCTTCTCGTCTGAAATCTTCACCCATTTGAGTAATATTCATTTGCTCTTGGATGGCTCTTTCGTCATCTGCAATTCCCTCTAATGCTTCTTTTTCTACTGGTCGCATTAGTTCTTCTTGAGTTGCAGGTCTTTCATCTCCTTTTCTTTCTGCTGCTTGAGCAGGAGATGGTCGTAAGGCTTCAACAAGTGCGAGTCCACCTGTAGGACCTAATAGTGCTGTGGCTGCAGTGTCTATTGCTATGTCTTTTATTGTTTCAGTAGGATCATCAAAGAGTTGTGATATAGCATCTTTATTACCTGTGCCTAATATTATTGCAGTAGATAATAATAGATTACCTTTTGATTTTTTATTTAAATCGTTTACTTTATCTTTATGTTCAGTGATCATATCTTCATTGAACTTAGGTGTTTTATCGACCTTTTTACCTTTTAACTCGTCAACTTTTTTTGTTAACTCTGTTAGTTGATCTATTTGTTTTGTAAGTCTGGTTATTGATTTGTTGTTATCTTCTACAACATTATCAATATTTGTTCCTATACCTACTGCTTTACTTTCT